TTCATCCGTACCGCGGTGAGCGCGTCGTCTCCATCGTCGGCCAGGTCCGGGTGACCGAGCAGCGGCGGGGCGGCGGGGTCGCGCGCATCGTCTTCGACGCCGTCGAGACCGAGACGCCTCGTCTGCGCCTCACCGTGGACACCGCCGCCGTGGTCGCTCGCGACGTCGACGCATTCCTCGACGCGCTGGCCGCCGACTTCAGCGTCGCCTACGACCAAGACGCCCCCGAGGAGCTCCGCGAGACCTCGATCGACGCCTTCGACGGGGTCACGGGCTCCCTCGAGGCCGTCTTCTCCAACGCGCTCGCTGGGCTGGGCGTGGTGCGCGACTTTCGGGCGGACGTCGCCGACTACGCCGCGGACCTGGCGCTCTTCGCGTCGGCGCCGACGACGGCTGTGCGCGCGCTCATGGGCACCCTCGGGGTGATCGCGAGCATCCCTCAGCAGGTCGTGATCCCGGCCGGGCGCGGCCCCGTCGACGCGCTCGTGAGCGCCATGGCGCCGCTCGTGGGCTACGGGGCGGACCTGCCGGCGATCCCCGACACCACGCCCTCCCGGGCCACCGAGGCTGCCAACCGGGCGGCGACGCTTCAGACCCTTCGCGGCGCCGCGCTCGGCCAGCTGATCGCCGGGGTCTCGCGCATGCCCTTCGACAGTCGCTCGCACGCCACCGAGGTGCGTGACCGCCTCCTCGAGGACCTCGAGGACCTGGTCGACGCCGGCAGCGCGGGCGGCGACACGGTCAGCGGCGCCGAGCTCTACGAGACGATCGCGGCTCTGCGCGCCTCGACCGCGACGCGACTCTCGGAGATCGCCCGCTCGCTGCCGGAGCTCGAGGCGTACACCGTCCCGGCGGACCTCCCGGCGCTGGTCGTCGCACACGAGCTGTACGGCGACGCGCGGGAGGCGGACGGCCTCGTGGCCCGGAACGACCCGCCCCGCCCCTACTACATCCCCCGCGGGACCGAGCTCGAGGTGGTGCGCCGTGGCTGAGTCGGTGCAGCTGATCCTCAACGGGGAGGCCTTCGAGGGCTTCGAGTCGGGCACGGTGACCCAGGCGCTCGACGCCGCCCTCGTCGCGACGACCTTCACGCTCGGCTACGCGCCGCGGGTCGCGCCCGAGCTCGAGCGAGTCAGGATCGAGGCGGGCGACGAGGTGACGCTCCGAGTGGGCGACGAGGACCTCGTGACCGGCTACGTGGACGACGACGCGATGAGCTACGACGCGCGCTCGTCGCAGCTGCAGGTCGCCGGGCGCTCGCGTGTCGCCGACGTCCTCGACTGCTCGGCCATCCACCGGGCGCGCCGCTTTCGCGATCAGACCGTCTTCGAGCTCGCCCAGGCCCTGCTGCGCGACTACCCGATCACCGTCATCGACGCCGGAGGTGACGCGACCGCCCTGCCGATCGAGCGCTTCGCGCTGCAGGACGGCGAGTCGATCGCGGAGGCGCTCACGCGGGCCGCGCGACTGCGTGGTGTCTTCCTGCAAGACGTCGGCGGCGACCTGGTGATCACCCGGGTAGGTGGCCAGAGCACCCGCACGATCATCTCGCGCGCCACCAACGTGCTCACCGCCACCCGCCGGCGGAGCTGGCGCGAGCGCTTCAGCGAGTACCAGTTCCGGGGCCAAACCCGAGCGACTGATACCGTCAACGGCCTTCAGGCCGCCCAGATCGGGCACGTGATCGAGGACCGTGCCGTGACGCGGCTACGCCGCCTGCGCGTATCGGCCCACGCCGACCGACGAGGCGACATGGGGCGGCGCGCCATCCTCGAGCGGAACGTCCGCGCGGGTCGATCAGAGCGCCTGAGCTACGAGCTCGCCGGCTGGACCACCGAGGAGGGTGACCTCTGGCGCCCCAACACCAAGGTCCGCGTCGTCGATGACTGGCTCGAGGTCGAGGCCGAGCTCCTCGTCGAGCGGGTCACGCACGCCTTCGCGGCCCGGCCGGGCCGATACCGGACCGCGCTCGAGCTCGTGCGGCCGGAGACGTTCTCGGAGGTCGAGGAGTTCCCTCGACGAGGAAGGGGGCGGCGGTGGCTCTGAGCGTGGACGGGATCGCTGGGCTGGTGGAGCGCGTGATGGCGCCGACGATCCGGCGGGTCAACAGCATGGTCTCGCGCGGCGTGATCCGCCGCGTGACCGACTCCGCGCGCCAGCAGCTGCTGCAGCTGTCGCTCCTCGAGGACGAGGTCGCCGACGAGGTCGAGCATCTGCAGCCGTTCGGGGTCTCGTTCGTGCCGCCGAACGGGGCGGAGGTCGCAGCGATCGCGGTCGGAGGCAATCAGGACTACCTCCTCGCCCTCGGAGCGACGAGCCGCGCTCACCGGCCCACCGGCGCGGAGGAGGGCGAAGGCGGCCTGTACACGCTGGACGGCTGGAAGGTGTTCCTCGACGACGAGGGCAACGTGTTCATCGGCGGCGACGCGGCCGGCGCCACCGTGAAGGTCGCCCGCGCCGATCGGGTCGAGGCGGAGCTCTCGGCCATCAAGGCGACGCTCGACTCGCTCACCGGCGGTGCCGGCACGCCAGCCGAGTTCGGTACGCCCTACACGCCCGACCCGGGAGGCGTCGGCTCGTCGAAGGTCTGGGTGGTGCCGTGATCCGTCTCGTCTACGACCCCGAGACCTTCGAGGCGGACCTCGGTCGCGCCGACGATGGTGGCGTCGAGGAGGGCCGCGAGCTCGAGACGGCGGTACTGATCTCCCTGCTCACCGACCGACGCGTCAGCGAGAGCGAGGTGCCCGAGGGCCAGAGCCGCGCGGGGTGGTGGGGCGACGCCTACGCCGACGAGGAGGGTGACGAGATCGGCTCCCGCCTCTGGCTGCTCGAGCGCGGCACGGACGTGCCCGACGCCCCGGTTCGCGCCGCCGCGTACGCCCGCGAGGCGCTGCGTTGGCTCGTCGACGATGGCCTCGCCACCGACGTGACCGCGACCGCTCGCCGGCTCCGGCCGGGCGTCCTGCTCATCGAACCGGTGATCCACCTGCTGGACGGCACGATCGTCCGCTACGAAGTCGAGGTCTGAATGCCCTTCGCCCGCCCCACGCTGCGCACGCTCATCGACCGCTTTCGCGCCGACATTCGCGCCAAGACCGAGGGAGGCGACGCGCTCCTTCGGCGATCGGTGGAGTCGGTGCTGGCGCGCGCGGTCCCCGGGCTCACCCACGGGCTCTACGGCCATCTCGCCTGGGTCGCCCGCCAGCAGTTCCCGGACCGGTCCGACGGCGAGTACGTGCTCCGCTGGGCGTCGATCCTCGGCATGACGCTCCGCCCGGCGGAGGCCGCGGTCAGCGACGCCGCCGAGTTCAGCACGATCGGGGGCACGATCCCTGTGGGCACGCTGGTTCAGCGCAACGACGGCGTTCGCTACCTCACAACGAGCGAGTCGAACGTCGCCGGCGTCGTCACTGTCGGCCTTGTGGCCGAGGAGCCGGGGCTCGCTGGCAACGCGGACGTCGGGACGCCGCTAAACCTGGTGAGTCCCGTTCCGGACGTGGACCCCACAGGAGCCGTCACCGACCCGAGCGGAATCCACGATGGCACCGACGTCGAGACGGTTGAGCAGCTGCGCGTCCGTGTCCTGCAGCGCCTCTCCCAGACGCCGCGCGGCGGCAGCCGGGGCGACTACGTGCGCTGGGCGCTCGAGGTGCCGGGCGTCACCCGCGTCTGGGAGACGCCGCGCATCATGGGCGGCGGCACGGTCGGGGTTCAGTTCGTGACCGACGACGAGCTCAGCGGGCCGATCCCCACCCCGTCGAAGGTCGCGCAGGTCGAGGCGTACCTCGAGGAGCGCGCACCCTCGACGCTGGGGCGGGCGATCGACGGCGTCTACGTCGGCCTCGTCGTCACGGCCCCGACCGCCTACCCGATCGACCCCGAGATCCAGGTCACCCCGGACACCCCCGCCGTGCGCGCGGCCGTCGAGGCCGAGTTGCTCGACTTCCTCCGCCGCGAGGCCGCGCCCGGGGTGACGATCCCGCTCTCGCGCTTCGAGGAGGCCATCAGCCGCGCCCAGGGCGAGGAGAGCCACGTGCTCGTCTCGCCGGCGGCCATCACTCCGGCGACCGGCGAGCTCCCGATCCTCGGCACGATCACCTGGTCCTGACCTCCGGCCCGTAGACAACGGGCCGCAGCGAGGGGCACCCCGAGAACGTGAGCCGCGCCCTCACCGCCTTGCAGGCCCTCCTGCCCCGCGGCCGCGCCTGGACGCGCGCGGTCGGTACTCGGCTCACTTCCCTGCTCGAGGCGATCGCGTGCGAGTTCGACCGCCTCGAGGCCCGCGCCGCCGATCTCCTCCGCGAGAGCGTCCCCTCTGACGCCGACGAGCGCCTGCCCGACTGGGAAGCGATCACCGACGCTGCTCGCTGCGTGTCCGGCGCCTCGCTGGTCGCCCGGCGCGGCGCGGTGATCGCCCGGCTGAACCCGGAGACCCCGACCGAGGCCGCGCTCATCCGCGCGATCGAGGGCATGGGGTATGCGTCTCCCGACCTCGACTACTTCCAGGCGTTCCAGGTCGGGCGCTCGACGGTCGGCGACCCGCTCACGAACGACGAGTGGCAGCACGCGGTGCAGATCACCGTCTCGTCGATCTCAGCGGAGGACGACGCCGCGCTCGAGTGCGTCGTCTTCGACCTCCTGCACCTGCACATCATCCCGTTCTTCATCTACGGCACGCCGGCCGGCTTCGCGCTCGTCACCGAGGGCGGAGACCATCTCATCACCGAGGGCGGCGACCGCCTCGTCACGGAGTAGCTCATGCACCGGATCGACCACCCCACGAGAGCCGCGGACCTGCACGGAGCCGGGAAGGACGGCTACACCGAGGGCAGCCCGGGCGTGACCGCCGCGACGGTGGTGACCGCCGATGCCGCCAACGCGCTGCAGGAGGAGATCGCCAACGCGATCGAGGACCGGGGCATCACCCTGGTGAAGGCGGACAACACCCAGCTCTCCGCCGCGATCGACGCGCAGACGGCTCCGCTCGAGGCGCTGGTGCGCGACGACCTGGCCGCCTCCCGAGGCGCCTTCGTGCACGCGAGCCAGGCAAAGCCGGCATGGGACGCGGTGGCGGGCCGGCCGCACTGGGAGCCGGACTCCTCGGCCGCCACGGCTCACGACGTCATGAGGGCGCACTCGAACACGGCGCTGCTGCAGTTCGCGTTCATGCCCGGGGGCAACCTCCCGCACCAGTGCACGATCACTGCCGTCCGGGTGTACGTGAAGCCTAGCGCGCCGCGGACGGGCAACAACCGCGTGAGCATGCGCTACACGACGCTCCCCGACCTCATCCCGTCGGAGTCGGCCGCGTTCTACGACGACGGCGGGACGGGGCTGCAGGCGATCAGCGCCACCGGTCTGAGCATCCCGCTCGTGGCGACCGACTCCCTCGTCTACCCGCCGGGCGCGTCCCTCGGCCTCCTCGTCACCGTCCGCGCCGGCGTCGGCACGGCGCCCCTCAACGACGAGGCGTACCTGGCCGAGGTCCGCTACACGCTCGGGATCATCTAGGTGCAGACGTAGACCGGCTCAGGCACGGAGCCGTCTGGGTACGGGAAGGGCCGGCATTCCATGCCCGCTGGGCACCGCGCGCCGTCGGGGTTGCAGTAGACGCGGCAGCCACAACCAAACACGCCGGGCCGTCCGACACATACTTGGCCGAGGCCGCAAAGGTCGCCACGACGGTCATCCCAGCAGCACGAATCGTCGTAGTACTGTTGGGTTCCCGGTGTTTCGCAGGCCGGAGCGCCGTACGGAGCGCCGCCCCGCGTCTCTGAGCGGGTCATCCGGCACGTTGCGCCGGAGGGGCAGCCGTCTTGGTACTGGCACGCGGTTCCTCCGAAGAGATCGCAGTCGGCTCGTGGAAGCAACCAGCAGTCGCCCCAGGCTGGCCCGCCGTCGGCGGGGCCCGAGTCCCGTCCAGCGTCCCGAGGGGGCGGCGGCCCGGCGTCGAGCTCGGCGCCGCTGTCCATCGGCATGCCGGCGTCGCGGCGAACCCCGGAGTCGGCCGGCGCCCCAGCATCGGCGTCGTCGCACTGGCACACGCCCAGGGCGCTGCCCTCCTCGTTGCAGGTCTGCGCGCCCGCGCGGCCGTCGCTGCAGGCGCAGGAGCGGCTCTCACCCGGCGTGCAGACGAGCGGGTCGGACGGGCCGGAGCAGCCGCCCACGACGAGGAGGGCCAGGGCGGAAACGAAGGTCACGAAGCGTTGCACCCGGCCAGCGTAGCCATCGGGCGCCTGCCTGCACAGAGCGGCCCGTAGACAACGGGCCGGAGGTCCCCGCACCCCTACGTCGTGAGCAAGGGCAACGGCTTCGAGTCCGGGCTCCTCGAGCTCGTCCTCAACAACGCCCCCCTCGAGGGCATCGGTGACGCCGCGGGCCTTCAGCCGAGCGCCGTCGCCGGCGACCTGTTCGTGTCCCTGCACACCGCCGATCCGGGCGAGGGCGGGACCCAGGCGACGTCAGAGGCCACCTATCCCGGGTACGCCCGGGCCGCGGTGCCTCGGGACGGGACGGGGTGGAGCGTCTCCGGAGGCCAGGCCGAGAACGCGGACACGGTCGCCTTCCCGGAGTGCACCGGCGGCAGCCAGGTCATCACGCACTGCGCGGTCGGAGTCGATGCGACGGGCGCCGGGGCGGTGCTCTACCGCGTCGAGCTCACCGACCCGGTCACGGTCGAGGAGGGCATGTTCCCTCGCTTTCTCGGGGCGGCGCTCCGGATCACGGAGGACTGAATGCCGGACGTGAAGATCAGCGAGCTCGTGGGCGTCCTCACCGAGGAGAACCTCGACAAGGACAACGACCTGCTCGTCGTGGTCGACGCGTCGGCCGCCGAGTCGAAGCGGGTGGTCCCCGACCAGCTCGTGAAGGGCGCGGGCGCGCTGCACGACGACGACTTCGCGGGCACCTACGGCGGTGCGCTCGTACGCGTGGGTCCGGGCACCTACCGCGCCATCCGCCACAACCTCGCCGGGATCGCGGCGCCCGCCGCGGGAGACGACGACGCGGACGGCTACGCGGTCGGCTCTCTCTGGGTGGACGTCTCCGCCGATCGGGCCTGGGTCTGCGTCGACGCGTCGACCGGGGCGGCCGTGTGGGCGGAGGCCTCGGTCCCCGACCTGCAGGCGGTGCTCGACGCGGGGAGCACGGCGACCGGGA